GCATACTATGCTCCGTATGTCTTGATATCATCGGGGTCGATGATGGTTGCAATGACTTCGTCGTCATTGATGATGCGGACCTCGCCACCCTCTATCTGAAAGCGCGAACCAGCGTACCGACCAATACAAACCCAGTCGCCCTCTTGACACCACGGCTTGCAATCAGGACCAAACTTGTCTGGATCCTGATAGGCTAGTGGCCCAAGACGAACCACATACGCTACAACAGTAGCTCGTGCTTCGCGATCTTTGGCTTGGTCGGGAACGTACACTCCACCCTCAGTCTTGGCCTTACCCTGATAGGGCATGACAAGAATCCGCCAGCCGGTGGGCTGCGGGATCCTATCAGTCAGAGGTTTCTTGGAGGCTTCTTCTTCAGCTTTTTTCTTGGCTTGCTGTTGCCGGAGGACGTGGTCAGGAACTAGAAGCGTCGTCATAGTTTACCTTTTTTAGCAGGGCGCGTAACTCTTCGAGTGCATAGGTGATCCCCTGAATCTCACCTATCATCGCGCGATAGTGCTCCATATCTGATGCGCTACCACTGGTTACCGATAAGCTAATATCGTCAACACGAGTTTGCAAGGTTTTCTGATACCTTGTAAGAAAATCTACAACGTCCACTATTGAACCTCAGTAATCGGCCCGCCGGGTTCAAACGAAGAGCACGAGTTGCTGGCTGCACACATGAACTTGAGAAGCTGACAATAGCCAATGTCGCCCGAGTCATCATCCATGCACTTCTGCATAGCAGGCGAAATGTTGTAGTACGCGCACTTACCGCAGGATTGTTCCGGGTCCATAGCGGCGCCGTATTGAAAATCTTTTATGGCTACACGCTTGCTGTCTTCATTCTCTTGCGCGTCTTGTGTGGCTACCGGACAGGAACCGTCGTCACCATCCGCATCGACCATGCGGTCAATTGGGATGCCGTCTTGGATTTCTTTCGCCAAATCGAGTCCGTCTGGGATTAGTTTGATTTCGATTTTCATTATTTCCTCGGATCTGCAAAACCGCCCTGTGGGATAATATAAACAGGTGCCGGAAGACTTGTGCCGCCACTAGGAACTAGGTCTGGCAAAGGATCACCTGGTTGTCTAATGCCCAACAGTTCAAGCATATCAATAGGTAGCTCACTGCTCTGTTCTGGGAACACAACACTAGGTGCCGACTCCTTCTGTGAAGGAAGTGTCACAGGTGGACGGTCAGTGACACGTGGACGGTCAACAGTAATCGAAGCTACCGGAGGCTCCTGCATAAGGATCTCTGCAACAGTCTGAGGTGGTCGTGCCGCCGCCTGCCGCTGTCCCTTGCGGTCCTCAAACGCAAAACGATCTTCTGGCTCGGGGAAAGCACCAAGCTCGTTGCCCAGATCATCGACATTGCCGGGAAAACTCATAGGTGTCAGGCGTTCATCTACACGAGGCGCGTTAACTCCAAGGAGTTCATCGCCCATGTTAGAGTAGTCTACCGCAGATTGCGCTCCAAAACGCTGCGCGGGATCCACACCTTCTCCCGGCTGCGGACCACCTAAACCCAACTCAGGCACAAGTATGCCGGTGTCATAGCCCGGAATGCGGGCTTGCTTGGGCATAAGACTACCCAACATTGTGTTCTCGAAAAGACCGGCGATTCCTTCTCGTTGAGACTGGACTGCGGGACCAAAGACAGTTAAATCGCCCGGTTGTACGCCAGATCGTGTTGTTCCTGCCACGGGATCTGCTCCCATAGTAGGACGACCAAAAGCATCGACCCGCGCGAAGGGGTTCATAAATCTGTCGTACGCTTGACGCTTGACGTTCTCGATGCCACGCGGACCAAGGTTGTTGGTGTAGTCGATCTTGTTTGGATCGATTCCAAAGACTCGGCTAAAAAATCCGTCATTGCCGTAGGGGTTTGTGTCAGTCATGCCTGACACAGTCTCAAACTCTTGACGAGTCATGTAGCCCGTGCCCGGATCCTGAAGAACAGGGGGACCAAACCCCCCAGAACGGGGGTCACCTTCAAGCCTGTTTGATGTCCGCGCAGCATCACTGGAAGAAAAATCCGAAATCGGTCTATCGACTCGGTTCGCTTCACTAATTACGGTTCTGCCAGTATTTGGGTCCGTGCGGAACGTCGCCATTTACTTTACCCCAGTAAACTTGGTGCCCTGAACAGCCTTGCCACCACCACGGCACATATACTTGCCGTCCTTGGCGCGGACTTCGTCTTCACGACCTTCTTTGTTCATCGGATGATCCGGGTCAAGCAGACGTGGGTTTTTACGAACTGCGTCTTTAATATCTTCGGCAGCGTCCGATCCCATGAACTTCCGATACGCTTTCTGACTAGGCGTCAGCGGCGTAGGCTTCATCATCTTCTTGGTGCCGCCTTTTTCATAGCCGCGCATTTTGTTCATGTTGCTCTCCAATACTTGTGCACCGCCATCTCTGCGGCTACGGCCCTGCTCGATAAGACCCTTGGCTTCATCATAACTTATTCCCATGTCGCCAGCAAACTGCCTAATCCGTGGCCGTGCCATCTACTTCTCCTTCTCGTGCCCCAGCCACACCGCAAATGCACCGGTCATGGCCCCCGTGACTACACTCACCAACCCGGCTTGCGCTGGTGTAGGGTCTGGCAATGTCATAAACCACTCTACTACTCGCCACGCCGAGACCGACATCATCACCATCATTAGACGCGGCAGTATCTTCCACCGCAGGAATCTTTCCATTGTTACTTCGGCCACGATTGATCCTCGCTTGCTCTGGTGTGGTCCGATTGTGCATGTCCCACATCGGCATTATTTTTTACCAAAAAACTTGGTAGCTGAACGTACGCCAAAAGAAGCAGCAACAATAACACCAAGGGAATATTGATACCAATCCGGCATCTTGCCCAACTGCTCGAAGCCATTGGCAACGACTCCTTCCATGCCCGGAATAAAGCTCAGTATCAAGGGCACCGAAAACAAAATTACGAGCCACTCGTCCTTCCAAGACGACTGACTGCCACGAGCCATTTCCAGATCCCAGTCTAGTTCACCCGTAGCTTTCTTTTCCATAATGATAGCTTCGGCCTTGGCCCGCGCTACCTTCGCGCCGGTCTCGGCCTTGGTCTTCTCAACCTTGCCTTCGAGCCATGTACCGGCTAGAGAGGCGATAGGTCCAATCAGTGCTTGGATCATTTATTCCTCGACAGTGCAGCCTGTGTGTTGATGCGGTATACGTTGACATCGTTTCGTGCTTCAGCAATGTCCGACTGTAGCGCCTGACGCTGCTGTGCCAGTTCGTAAGCCTGTTGCAATTTGGCCTGATCGATCTGGAAGTCCATCTGGTCGTTCATCATCTTGCGCTGAACTTCCATCTGCGAGTTCTCCAGTTCCTGCTGGCGGATAGCCACCAGCGGATCCTGCTGCTGTGCAGGCTGGAGCATCGGCATGATCTCACGCATGATCTGGCTAGTCTGCTGCGCCACGGTAGACTCGACAAGGTCCGGTGCAATCTGCGGCACCGGCTCACCTGCGGCCATAGCCTGCTTGGCAGCTTCTTGGAAGAACGCCGCAACCTGATCACGTGCCAGCATACCAATGTGCTCCTGAACGTGTGACAGCAGCAGCATGAACGCCTGCGGGTTGGCGGCGCCAACCTGCGAAGACAAGAACATGGCATGTGTCATGATATGTGCTTCGTGGTCCTGATCTGGGAACGCCTGAAGCGGCATGCCCTTCACGGCGTTCGCGTTCTCCGTCGCCGGGTCAATAGGCTGCGGAGGCTGCGGAGGCGGCAAGATAGCGTCGATGTTCTTCACATCCAGTGCATCGTACATGCGCCGGTAGGCTTCATACTGATTGTGAAGCTGCGGAGCCTGCGCTGCCAGTTGCATCTGTGTCTGTGCCAGCGACAGGCGCTGCGACATCGAGAAGATCGACGGGTCCGACACAGGCAGGATGTCCACACGGCCATCGAAGTCCTGCTGCATGATCTCCGGCGGGATGTTCTGCCCGACGAAGTATGGGTATGGCATCGGATTGTCGGCGAACACTTCGGCGAGGAGGCGGAACTCCTGCTTCTGTCCGTAGTGAAGACGCTTGTGGATCGAGGAAATAATCTTCGATCCCTGCTCGATCAGTGCAACTGTGGTTCCGACGGGTGCTTGTGCGTTAGTATCCGCGATCTTTGCGTCGGCGACTTGGGCAAATCGTCTTCCTGAATCGACGATAACGCCCAGTAGTTGAGCAAGTGTCCCAGAAGGTTCCTTGTATGGAAGGGGCATAAGAGCATTCCGAAGGTCACCACCGGGAGCATCAATATCACGGAACTCGCCAGGAGCAAGCGGCTCATCGTCATTGCGAATACGAACACCACGAGCCTTGAAGCCAGCAGGCAGATTCGAAAGAGTGCCCGCATCGATAAGCTGACGAAGGATAGAAGTCGCTGCACGTGACAGTCCACCTATAGTATGAAGCAGGCCAAAGCCATAAAAGCCAAACCCAGGCAGAAACTTAAAATGAGTAAAGAACTGTCGCTTTCTCCGGAGAGGGTCGGCTTGTCGATAGTTTCGCACCACCGAGAGAACCTGTCCTGAATCTTCATCCACAGTGACAATGTAAGGGAGTTTAACCCCCGTAGGCTCACCAGCCTCGTCAATGTCCTCGAAGCCCTCCAGATCGATCTCTGTGTGGATTTCAAGTAGTGTGTGAACATCGTCACCATATGATGGACGGACACCTTGCAACTCGTTACCAGTTTGCCTAATCGAGCTATCATCGTCTTCATCTCCTGCCTGAAGCTCAATGTCCCGATACACGCCAGCGACCTGTAGCTTGCGAAGCTCGTTCTCGGTCATACGTACTACATGTGTGACACGCTCGGCAGTGTTCAAGTCACTCGCCGAGTACGGAACGATCAGATCCTCCGCCGGGACAAACTTCGAAACAGCCCGCTGCTTGCCGGCGTCGAAGTAGACCTTCTTGAATGTGGAACCCGTCAGCGGCAGATAGAACAGCATCTGATCCGTGTCCGGGTCATACTCCTCCATGATCTCCGTAATCTGGTAGTTCATGAAGTCCTTGACGCGCTGTGCCTGATCTTCAGTGACCTGCGTCGCCGCACCAATAACCTGTGTCTTCACAGGACCGCCAGCAGGCAGCATTTCCTTGTATGCCTGCGCTTGGAACTGCGTTACCGCCTCACTCAGCAGTGGGTGATGCACACCACTCGCACCAAGGAACGGCTCGTTGCGCTCTTCATAGTTGACGCCAAGCAGCTTCAAGCCCTTGGCAATCGCCTCTTCCCAATCCTCTCGCGACTCCTTGTCGTCGTCAACCTTGTCACGAAGCTCGGAAGACAACGTGCCAAGAACAGAGTCGTCAAGAATCTCCGCAAGGTTTGCATTGTGGTCGTACATCTCGGCCTGAACCTCGACCATCTCTTCCATACCGGCAAGCTCAATGCCGTCGGGGAGCATGTTCTCCTCGGGAAGTTCAACCATCAACTCTTCTGGCATCTGTTCTGCCGGACCACCGGCTCCCATCGCCATATCAACCATCTGCGGAGGAAGTGCCATTAAAATACGCCTATCGAGTTCTAGGGTTGTTTCGACCCCTGCTGGGGCGATCAAAAGTTTTTAGATACTCTTCTGCTTGTTTCAGTCGTCGAAACCGATCAGCATAAGTTCCGGACTCAAAATCTACTTTGTCTTTCCCGGCCATGAAAGCATCCAGTCCAGCGGCTATCTCAAGGGAGTTTCTGCCTGCTGCGATGTCCTTGGCCTTTTTCTTTTTAATGACGGCGCGCTCGGACCGTAGCTTGCCTTTTGGCGCTTGCCTGCCGACGTTTCTACCCCTTTTCATCAAAAGACTCCTTTGAATCGTTGCGGACGAGCAATCGGGCTGAAACCCTTGACCATGCCACCCTTTGCTTTACGGGGGCCAATACGCTTGATGTACTGCTCAAACGTCATCTGTTCGGAATAATCAGTCTCACCCGGACCGGGATCGTAGAACTTTTTGCGAAGCTCCTCGAGTTCCTTGTCCTCTTCTTCAATTTGCTTGTTTTTCAGCTTGCCCATCACATCACCTGTCGTGCCATAGCGCCGATGCCGGAGTGTACCAGCTTTTTAGGCCGTAAGTCTACGGGGCCACCCTTCGCACGGCGGATGAGCTTGTCGTCATAAATGCTGCCTATCGTGCCAATGCTTTCCGTATAAGTCTGCTCACCAGTCGCCGGGCGCTCTTCTGGACGATACCGCTTGATCCGAGTACGGTCCTGTCCAAAGTACACCGCACGAGCCTCGCGGTGAGTGTCTTCTGCACGGCCTCGTACACTTCGAGCCGGGCCATCCATGTGCGGCAGAGGTTCTACCATACCAGTATTCTGATTTTTTGCGAGGATCGTTGGAAGAACCTTGACATCTGCCGGACCACGGTTGTCGTCAGTCATCTTCAAGCCAGCTTGCTTCAGACCCTTGTCAATGTTGTTTCCGTAGATTTCTTGCGCCGGGATGCCGTCACGAGTCGGAGCGTCACGCATATCCATCCAGTTCGGGAAGATAACGCCGTCTAGGCCAGCTTTTTCTGCTTCTTGCAGCGCAAGTCGTGTCGAGAACTGCGTGAAGTACGCATCTGAAGACCTGCCAGAGAACGGAGTGTTGACTTTGAAGGCATCGAACGAGGTCACATCGTTGATCGTATTTACATACGTTTCAAAGTGCTGCTTCATCTCTTCTACAACTTCAGGCGGCAACGAAGAAAACTCATTGTCAATGACCTGATTCATCGCAGCAATGCTGTCACCGCGCGGCACATCGTCCGGCACAAGCTGTCCACGGAGTCGTACGGAATCATCCAAGGTCTCACGAATCTCCGTGTTAATCCTGTTCATCATCGTCCGCGCCATCATAGCTGCCCTGCTTTGATGGGTCGCGTTCAATGGTTCGGTTATATCCGCACCGACGAATCCGAACAGTGCTGGATCATTCATTATAATCATCCGTAAGTCGCTGATGCCGGTGCCCGGTTGCTCAAACTGCTGCTTGAAATAATCATAAGGAGTCACAGCATTTGGATCGCCCTCGTCCAACCCTCTCGTCGCGTCCCTTAACTTATCGTAGTACATCGCCGCGTACTGCTGTGCGCCACCACGAGCCAGATACTCTTCCAACAATGCTCTTTGATTAGGCGCGCCAGCATTCAGTTGATCAATGGCGTCGATGTCTTCTAGCCGTGCCATGAAGCCACTGTTGAATTTGTTGATCTCCTCGGGAGTCAACACGCCATCTGCCAAAAACATACGTTCCAGACTTACAGCGGTCGTGGTTCCTTCAGCCCGAGACAGATCGAACGAAGTCGGGAATATTTCCCTGCTCGTGTCGTATCCACCAATATCAAACATGTACGACAAGTCCGAAGGGTTTTGCTCTCCTCGAGCCGCCAGATAACGCGGGGCAACATCCAGGACCAAGTCGGTCATTTCGCTGAAACCACCCGAAATCGAAGTGACGCCAGGAGGCACTGTCGCGTTGATTGTATCAATCGTATCTCGGGCATCTGCGCGAG